GATTTAATGAATACCACACCTTCAAGAAAATCAAGCAATGCTCCAACACAAACTGCTCAACAACCTGCTCAACCACCTGTTAGAACTGCAGATGATAAATTTAATGATATAACTTTACCAAAAGCTAGTGTGTCAAATCCTTTAAGTGGGACATTAGATGCTATTGCAGACAGTCCATTATACAATGCTGCTACAGCAATGTCAAGTTTTGCTGTTAAAGGAGCTGGTTTTATTAATAGAAGGATAGCAGAGCGTGATTTTAAAAGACAATATGATAAGCTTGAGTTGATGGGTGGTGCTGATTTTGCTTATGATACTAAGATGTCTGATCCTATGAGTGAAGGTTATTATGGTTTAAATGATGGACGTTTACAAGGAGAAGCCGAAAGAACAACTGGTTATTATATGAACTTTCAAGGGTCTCCTACACAGTTTGGTGGAGCAACCGGAACTGCAAAAAAGGGCGGTGAGTTTAAAGTACACATGATGTTTGATCCAGAATCAGGTAAAGGATATAAAGCTAATGAACCAGCTGATCATGAAAGAATGAAAAAATTAGGTTACCTTCATAAAGATGAAATGCAAGGTGGTGGGGAAATAGAAGTTGATAATGATACACTAGCTGCACTAATAGCAGCAGGTGCTGACATAGAAATATTATAATTATGGCAAAAGTTAGAATAAACAAATTACCTAAAGGCTTCCATATAGTTGATGGCAAAGTAAAGAAAAAAGCTTTAAAGAGAGATGGTGGAATGGTAACTGGCGATCAAGCAGACTATGGTTTAATTACAACACCACAAGAATACTATGGACAAACAAACTTTAACAATGATTTAGATGATTCAGTTAGATATAGTTTATCTAGTGTACCTAGGGATGAAGCAAACATTGAAGCTGAAGGTGGGGAGACTGTACTAACAGATTTAAGTGGTGATGGTCAATTTGGTTTATACAGTATTACTGGACCAAGACACTCAAGCGGAGGTGTACCAATGTATTTGCCTGAGCAGTCTTTTATTTATTCTGATACTGCAGGATTAAAAATGGACAGAAATGAGCTTGCTGAGTTTGGTATAGAAAGCAGAAAAAAAATAACACCAGCACAAGTATCTAAAAGATATCAACTCAATCCTTTTTACGGAGTTATTAATGATCAGTATGCTGATATTATATCAACTACAAGTGCTGAATTAATGCTTAAGAAAAATATGAGTAACTTGTCAAAGCTAGCCTTTGGTCAAGAAGTCAAAAAGAATTTTGAAGATGGAGTGCCTTTAGCATCATATCCATACTTAGTAGAAAAAGGTATTGACCCAATTGAGTTTGCCGCTACAGTAGAAGAATCAACAAGACAAAAACAAGAGTTAGAATTATTAGCATCACTACCACCAGAGCAACAGCAAAAAATGTTGCAGATGCAAGCTATGATGGAAAACATAGATGGACAACCACAGCAACAAGAAGTTGTTGATCCACAGATGTCAGATCCTAATAGTCAGATCCAACCAACACCAGAAGAAATGGGTCAAGCTCCAGCTGCAGAGTTTCAAAAAGGTGGGGAAAAAGCTTCTGAATATGCTAAGCGTAAAGGTCAAGAATGGCCTAAAGGTGTTAAAGATCCTACTTTTGATGGTAAGGTTTGGGTATTTGATGATGGTACCCCTCCTCTAAGTAAATCAGCTGCTATGCAATTAGCAATGACCGTTAAGGGAACAGGTAATATTCCAGAATTATATAGAACTGAAGATATAGAATTTGAAGAGCAAGAAACAGTTCAGCCAACAGTTCAACCAGATACAGAAGCTAAAACTGATGTTGAAGATGGTGCTATAGATGATTCAGGTACTGGTGTTACTACTTCAACAGCAAAAGCTATTGATGAAAACCCTTTACCAAAAACACATCCTCAATGGCAAGAGTTTGAAGATGCTATAAATAATGGTTATAAAATTGTTGCCACTAGAGATGAAACACAAGGTGTTACAAACTATGAAGCTATAGAAGTTTTACCTGCTAACAAGTTTGAAAATTTTGTTCAGAATGAACAGAAACAACTAGAAACAAAAGGAACAGGTAGTGTAAGTGTTATTAGTGATGAAGATGCATCTTTAAATTCTGTATATGAAGGATCAAATGATAATAATGTTAGAATAAGAAAAGGAATGTATTCCAATCAGGATAGACCTATGTCTCAAGGTTGGATGGGAGAAGAGTCTAATTCTTTTGGTGGTGACTTTACAACTCCTGAAGCCGAAGCTGATTTTAATTTACGTTATGGTGATGATCTAAAAACTATGATGCCTGAATTTAATTATCAAATGAAGTCAGGTTTATGGAAGAATGGTAAACCTGTAAATGATCAAGCTAGAAAATATAAAGCACATTGGATTCAGGCACAGACTTTAATGCAAGAAATAGAAAATAAAAACCATTATGAGATATTTGGAAAAGATGCAAAAAGTAAACCTAGAATATTATTCCCATGTAGTGGAGATAGACCAGGAACATGTGTAGATGGCAAATTAGGCTTTGATACTTTTAATAAAGGTAGAACATATGTACGTGTACAGAAACCAAATATATTAAATGCTAGTGTTGAAGATGAAAGAACACCAGCAAGTAGTGGAGACATAATAACAGAAAAACAACCAATGCCTGATTGGTGGTGGCAAGACCTAAATAATATAGCAACACAAAACTCATTAGAGAATCCGTTGTTTATGCCTAATGTGACTAAACTACCACAAGAAAGAATAAACTATGTTCTTGATGATTGGACTGCGAAAGTAAATGCAATAAATGCAAATACTGGTCAATATATGAAAAACCTTAGAGGATATGGTAAAGGTAGTGTGGCTGGTACAAATGCATTTGGTAAAGGTGCAGAAGAAGCAGTAAAAGCAATTGCTGGTACTAATACTAATAATGTAGGCATTATGAATAATGCTGCAAGAACGCAAGCTGATCTTAATTTAAGAACAGGAGTTTTTAATGCTAAACAACAAGATGCAGAGTATGATGGCAGTGTAAGAGCATTGCAAAGATTTGTTGATTTTGAAAACTGGGATAAAAAGGAATCTAATAAATTATATAATGATGCTATTACAAACAGAGCAAATACATATAATTTAAATATGCTTAAAGACTACATGGAAATAGATCCAAGCATTGGTGGTATGCAAGTTAAAAAAGCAGATAAACCTCTTGTAGCAAATAAGGATGACCGTGAGGATTGGCAGATAAGACAAGATAGACTGATAGAGATTGATAAAAAAACATCTGAACTTTATCCCAATGCTACAGTAGATGAGAGGATGAAAATGAATCAATATTTCTTAGATGGCACACCTTTAACAGGTAAAAAAACAGAAAGAAGAAATCCTTCATCTGAAGAAGATAATAATGATTTTAATATTCCTTCAGTTACAGTACCAAATACAACAGTTGGTAAGAAAGGTGGTAGCATGAAACGTTTTGCAAACCCTTTCTATACAGGTAAGATGGGGATATAAACATTAAAGGTTTATTTATTTTGGTAGGTAAACCTTATAAATTATAGTAAATTTGAATTATGGCTACATTTTTAAAAGGAGAAAAGAATTTTTACCCAGAGATTAAATCATTTACACCTGATTATAAGTTTCTCTCTGCAACATTGGATGCAAGAGAAAGTAAATATTTATCTGGTTGGGAGGCTGCTAATGATACATATAGCAGAATGTATTCTGATTTAAGTCAAGAAGAAAATAGACAGTTTCAAAAACAGTTTATAGAAGATCTAACTCCAAAATTACAAAAGATATCTGGATTAGATTTTTCCATACAACAAAACGTAAATGCAGCTAAAGGGGTGTTTGCTCCTTTTTTTGAAGATGAGCGTGTTGTAAAAGATATAGTATATACTTCTACTTATAAAGATCAATTAAGATATGCTAGCCAACTGGCTAATAGTGCAGACTTTGAAGTACGTCAAAAGTTTAACCCTATTGCTATGGAAGCAATGCAATTTAGAATGCAAGAGTTTCAAGAGGCAGATAGAGCTGCAACTTTAGGTATGGCTTTACCTAAGTTTGTTGAAGATGCTGATTTAGTAAGAACAGCTAAAGATTATTTAAAAGAGAAGGGTCTCACAATGACGGTTGAGTATCCAAGTTTTGGAGATAAAGATGGAAAAGGTGCTGGTAATTTTTTAATCACTGATAAGAATGGTAAACTTATAGAAGGTCTAGCAAGGAATATGATTATGACAGATCTACTAGATGATCCTAGAGTAAGACAATGGTATGATACAAGAACATATGTAGAAAGCATGAGATTTGCTAATAATGCATTAGAAGCAGGAGGTGTTCAATCAAAACAAGAAGGCTTACAACTTTGGGCTAGTGAACAACTTAAAGTATTAGAAGAGATTAACTTTAACCAACAAGAGGATCTAAAAAAAGATATAGACAAAAGACGAAATGCCACGGTTACTTGGGAATCTGTAAGAGGAGGTTCAGGTTTATTACCTGCAGAAAAAACTATACTTGAAAATAATAAATCAGCAGTAGAACAATTACAAGCAGACTTAGACAGAAAGTTACAAGGATCAGAGTTTTTAGCAATGAATGATGTTGATAATACCGCATCACTGAGTAAGGCATACGCAATGTTAGGCCAACAATATATGATGCAAGATACTATGGAAGCTGCACGCCAGTATTCATATTTAGACTCTAGTACTGAATTAGAAGTAAATCAATTAAAGCAAGATGAGCTAAAACACCGATATACATTAAATGAAATTAAAACAAGAGCTTACTTTGACAGTGAACAATCTAAACAAGACTATGAAGAGTCATTTAAATTAAGTCAACAACAGTATGAAGAAGATGTAGCTTTAGAACAATTAAAAGGTGCAATTGAAAAAGCCAATAAGGGTGATAACAGTAGTAAAACAGAAAGAAATAGATCTAGATCAACAACTACATATGGTAATACAACTTCCTCTATATTTCAACTTGATGATGATGGTGAAATAATAAAAGATAATTATATAAATGAAAATGAAAATGCAATAGCTACTAAGCAAAAGCAGATGATGTCACGCAAGAATGATCTTATTGTAGATATGTTTGCTGCAAGATATCCTGGCGCTGAAACTTATACTATTAATACAGGAACAGTAGATGAGCCTGTTATGGAGCAAATGAATTCTAAAAGACTTAAAGAATTTTTAGCTACTAAACAAAAAGTTTATAACCCAAAGACTCAGCAAGAAGAAGATTCAGACAAGTTACAAAACTATGCTGCTATAGACAGAATATTCACAGAAATGACTGATTATTTTTCACCAGACAATGAAGAGAATGTATATCAACAACATCCCAACTGGTTAATAGGAGATGATGGAGTTAGAAATACAGATGATGATAATCAAACTGATTACAGACTAATTCAAAATAAACTTTATAACTCTGATCCTACAAATCCATCTCAACAAGGATACTTTGAGGATGAAAAGCTTTTTAATCAAATGGTTGTAAAAAATGGTGAAGCATTTTATAATAATGCTACAGCAGCATCAGCAGCCATTCAAGAAACGGATAAGGATTTTAAAAAAATGATTACTGAATTAAACTATCCAACACCATATGTAATTGATAATGGTATTAAGAGAGTCATGCCTAGAAATGAGTACATGAAAAAATTCAGAGATATGGCTCTTAAAGGGGAAATAGAAAACTTTGATGGAGAAGGCTTTGGTCAAACAAGTGATGGGGATAGTAATCCAGATTGGTATGACAAACAAGTGACATTACTTCCTGTGAAGGCTTCGACAGGAACAATGCCTGTTCCAGTGATAGTGAATAAACCAGATGAAGATGCTATTAAAGGTAAGTCTGCGTATATATATGATAAGCTTGTCACACAGATGCAGAAAAATTTTGGGTCTCAAGACTATAAAACATATTTGCAAATACAAAGACAAGTATTAGGTCTTCCTGGAACTAACATGGGTTTTACACAAACAGAAAGCGTTTATACCAATGGCACCCCTTTACCAAATTCTGATGCAGAAAGAGTAACAAATACAATGATCAATCAGTTTAGACAAACTTATGCAGATCCAACTCAAATAGGTGGGGTAATTATGGAATTGCCAAATACAATAGAAGATATAACTGATATTAATATTTTAGCTCCAGATGTAACTAGTAATGAAGCTATAGCAGGAAGAATTTTATTTAATGAATTAGTACTAAAAGGAGGAGATGTAGATTCAAAATATAAAATAGAATACTTTCAAAATATTGGTCCAGATAGATTTGATGATGAAGGTAAAAAAATTTCAACTCCTATGGCAGGATATAAAATATCTGAAATAGACCAAAAATTTATAGAAGCTTTAGACCCTGATGGTGGTGCTTCTCCTCTTAATGCTGATCAGTATATAATAGCAAAAAAAATGAATAAAGAAGGGTTTGTGTTTTTATTTCCAAGAGATAAAGATATTAGTCCGGGCAGCTATGCAAAAAGTGCTGAGGGTTCAAACATTAAAAAAAGATTAGATTTAAGTGAAAACGGAACATTTAAGTATTCAATACCAGGTCAAATATTTTCTCCGGGTAATGTTATATTTAAAGAGATTGTTCCCGGTAAGATTCAAGTAACAATGAATGTTAATACCTATGACCCTACATCTAATAATTCAGCAAAGCAATATAAAACTAAACAAATTGTTCAAAATATTATTTATGATCCAGGAGAGAATTATACTGTAGGTCTTAATGAAAAATATAATAATATTAAACAAGTGCTTGAGTTAACCAATAGTAACAATAATCTTAAAATGTATGATATGAGAGCTAAAGATCTTTCTAAAGTAAAATGGATAGAAGGATTTAAGACTAACAACCCAGGTTTGTCAGAAGCAGAATATGAACGCCAATATCAACAAGCATTAGACTTTGCTAAAATTAATAGCAAAACAAACGAATAAGTAAATCAACATGGAAGAAGTAAACAAAAATTTACCTAGTTCAGGGAATAACTTAACAGATCAAATACTAGCAGATACTACAGCTTTGAATCCTATTGATTCATCTAAGCCTTATGTATCTATTACTGATATAATGGATGATGATCCAACAGCTGTCAGTGATGAGTATAAAAATATGATATCTGCTTATCAAACTGATATAGATAAATTTGGACCTATTAATATGGGTAATATTAATAGTGACCTACCTTCTCCTACATTCTCAACTCTACCAAATCAGAATACTGATACTTATGAGTCTCAAATGGATAGCCTGATAAAATCAATCGGGTCTCCTATGGTAAAGGAAGAGGGTGCTTTAGGGAAACCTATATTTGAAAATGTTAGATCTTTAAATTTTGATAGACAGTATCAGTCAGAAGCTTTTGGTGATATAGGCTTTACACCATATGCAGATATGGATGATGTCTATAATCAAAACATGACAGCTTATGATGGATGGCAAAGAGGATGGGAGCAGTTTCAACATCTTGCTGGTACAGGATTTGTATCAAGTTACAGATCAATTGCGGATTTCTTTGATGGTGATGATTATTTGAGTTCTCCAGATTTAACTTCCGCATATGAAATGGAAGATGCAATGAGAATAGGAGGTAGTACTGATGGTTCTTTTATTGGTAAAGCAGGAAACTTAGGTCTTAATTTTGGTTATACTGCAGGGATTGTAGCATCAGTAGCCTTTGAAGAAGTTATAATGGCTGCGGCTGCAGCTGCTGGTACCCTACCAAGTGGAGGTAGTAGCTGGGCTGCATTTGGGGCTGGCACTCTAAACAACTTAAGAAAACTAGGTAATCTTTTTGACGTATCTAGAGCAGCAAAGGCATCAAGAGATTTAGTAAAAACACTAAAAAATATTGAGAATGCAAGAAGTTTTTATAATGTATCAAGAGGTGTTGCTTCAGCAGGATTAAAATTTGTAGCACCAGAGTTAACTCATGCTATTAAAAACTGGAAGACTACAGGTAACACAGCAAAGAATTTACTTAACATAGGAAAGAATACACATGTATTTGGTGCGTTTTATAGAGATATGAGAATGGTTAATGCTTCAATGTCTGAGTCTAAAATGGAAGCAGGTATGGTATTTAATCAAATTGAAATGAATGGTTTAAATTATTTCAATTATAAGAATGGAGCCGGAAAAGGTATTACAGAAGAGCAAGCTAAAAATACAAGAATAAAAGCTGCTGAAGGAGCTTTCAAAGCTCAAATGAGAAACTTCTTAATTATACATGCATCAAATAGAATAGTATTAAAAAATGCATTTGGGGGTTGGCAAAGAAAACTAAATCAAGAAGCACAAAGAGTTTTAAGAGGAACAGGTGGTAAAGCAATAAAAGCAGAAAAGTATTTATTTAAACGTATACCTCAAGAACTAAATTTAGCATTTAAAACTCAAGGCTGGAAAGGTGTTCCTAAAGTATTAGGTAGTCAGATGTTAAAGTATGCAGCAGCTAATTTGGCTGAAGGTGTACAAGAAGTTTCTCAGGAAGCAATATCTGCTGCTACTATTGGATATTATAGTTCTTTATTAAGAGATCCTTTAGCAGGTGCACCATCTACCTATGGTGCTTTTGGTCAGCAGGCTGTAGGTAATGTATTTTCAAAAGAAGGGGCAGAAGTATTTGCATCTGGATTTTTTATGGGTGGTTTAGCTGGTCCTTACCAACAAGTATTATTTCAGGGAATGCCTGCTATATTCAGAAAAGGCCAATCTATTTATAATAAAAGTACAGTTAAAGAAGGTGAGACAGCAGCAGATCCTTATACTGAGTATAATACTGCAAGAGAAAAAGCAGTAGACGATGTTGTCAATTACATCAATAAGATTAATGATCAGCAGATGAATGCTGAAAAACCATTAGAAGCTATATTAAGTGAGAACCAATTGAAGTTGACTTTGCAAAAACAACAACAAGGTCTTATGAACTTAAATATTGCAATGGGTGATAAGAAAGAGTATTTTGATAATAGAAATTTTGCTGAGTTTGATGCATTAAAAAAAGCATTTGATACAGGATCTATTGTATTTTTAAAAGACAATCTTGTTAATTTAAATAAACTAAATGATAAAGAGTTAGTTGATGCATTTAAAGGAAGCGGTAGAAGTGCTAAATCATTAAGAAATAAAATATCAACTCAATTAGAAAGAATAGATTCTTTTGGAAAAACTGTTACTGATAATCTAGGTGGTATTTTTCCAACTAAATATGATCCTAAACAGTTTGATCCAGGTACTGAGGAGTTTATTAAAGAGTCTTTTAAACTTCAAGCATATGAGCAAACAAAATTGCTTTATATGTTTACTAATGAGTCTTTTAAAAATGCAGCAATAAGACAGTCTGAAATAGAAAATAGACTAGAAACAGAACCACTTATTGCCAATCAAGGAGCAACTGATATAAGATTACTATACACTAAAGATACAATAGAACAAGAGATCAAAACTTTAGAAACAGAGATAGACGCATATGAGGATACTACAGAAGGGAATAAATTAAAATCAAAAAAACAAAAGAAAAAGAAAGCATTAGAAAAGTATCTTAAGATATTTACTGATCCTAAAAACTTAACAAAGAAAGGTTACTTTGCTAGAAACAAAGTAAAAACATCTGGTTTAGATACAGCATTTAAAAACTATATTGAAGCATTAGCAGACAAGTCTAGTGATTTTGTAGACTACGGTAAGATAAAAGAAGCTTTAACTTTAATTACTGATCATGTAGCCTTACAAGAAGATGCTTCTGCATATAGTAAATCAGTTGACCTTTTAACTAATCCAAAAGTCCAAGAGCAATTAGAAGAAAGAGCCACGGAATATCTTGAGTATATATATAAAAATAGAAAGACAATATATAAAAGACAGACTGAAGCATTTATAGATAGTGTTGAAAAAACTAAATTATTAAATGGATTAGCTGAAGTAGATATTCTAATGGAAGAAAGCTTTGCAAGAGAATTTTTACAAGATGAAATAAGTTTAGAGGATTTACTTCAAGGAGTAAATGAAGGTAAGCTTATACAAAACGGCAGACGTTTAAATCCAAATGTTATAAAAGATGCTGAGTCATTAGCAAAAGCAGTAGCAATAATTAAAAATTACATTGGTGTAAAAGTTCAACAAGAAAGAAAGAGTGAAGTATCTGATGAAGCTGTGGCAAATGCAGAAATATTAGATATTGAAGAAACACTACAACAAGCTGGAATAGATGTTGAGGTAGATGAACAAGTTGATTCAAACATCTTAAATGAAATACTTAAACAGCAGTATCTAAAATACAGAGCTAATGACAAGTCCTCAGACCCATTAGATTTTTCACAATGGTCAGCAACAAACGAGGCTCTTAAAATTAAAAAAGCTTTTATTGCTATAAAGAGAGTATGGGCAAAAGGTTATTCAACTACAGTTGAAGAATATGGCAATTTAGTTGAAAGGTCAAGAATACCATCTGCAGGAGATATAGATGAAGAAAAAGGTTTCCAAGAGTATCTAGATAGTAGAGAAGCTATTGAAAATCCTATTATAGAAGATATATTAAAACAGCTAGATTTATCTTATGATATTTTTACAAACAGGAATATCAATAAGAAAAGTAATTTAAAAGCCATTAAGGGTGGTGATGGAGTTAATTTCAGAGTTATATCAATAGATGTAGCTGATGAAGATCAAAAATTATATAAAATAATAAACAACAATGGATCAGATTTATCAGCAGTACAATTAGATGCAATATCTGGTCAAGGTGTTTACAACAATGCTAGAGCAGCTTTAGATCAGTTTACTATACTAGAAGAAGAATATTCAGATGGTTCTACGTTTAAGTTTGATGGCCTTACACTTATAAGAGGTCAATTTGTATATGATAAAGTTACAGGAGAAGAATTTAGAGTTGCAGTAAATAGACCTTTAGGAGATAACATTCAGTTAGTTACTCCAGAAGATTATGGTAAACCTTATGCTGACAGAAAACAAAAAGCAATAACAGAGTCTGAATTAGATTTTAGTGAGCGTTACTATGATGAAAAACTTATTGTTGATAAAGTTCCTGATGGTACTGCTAAGATAACAGCAGATAACATTGCTAATATTTATGTAAGAGAAAACGCAGGTGAATCAAAGGAAAGTGCTGAAAAACGTTTAAGCTGGATTATAAACAACCTAACTGATAATGTTTATAATAATTTAGTAATTGATGTAAAACCTAATCCTAATAAAGCAGCAACACAATTTAGCTATGGTGGTGTAGCTCAACCAAATAAATACATACTTACAAAAGGGGAACCTTATAATATACAGATAAGAATTAAAGATGAGCTTACTCTTCTTGAAGTTAACCAAAAATTACAAGCCGTAGGGTTGCAACCTATTAGTGATAAGAATAATGGCATTATAGGTAACATTGCAAATAGTTCTTATATATATAAAGTGGGTGTAAATGAATTCACACCTTCTACAATGTCTACAGATCTGGCTAAAAATATATTTAATGTAGATACATCTAAAACAACAATTGAACAAGAGCTTGCAAAAGCAATTGATTCTACAACTAGAAAAGATGTTTTAGTAAACTTCTTAAATAAACAATACGCTTCAGGTATAACTGAAATTACTTTTGAAAGTTTGAAGGAGAATGGTTTTTCAATTGTAAGAGAAGATGGTTACCCTGATTATAATACAGACAACCCATTAACAGTATTAAGTGACTTTTATAAAGCAGGTCTTTCTTCAGATGGAAAAGGTGGTATTCTTATTTATGATATTACTAGAGATAAGAATGGAGAATCCGTTGGTGAACCAGAAGTAATAAGCAATCTAATAGATGATGAACTTAAAGTATTAGAAAAAGAAGCTAAGGAAGGTTTACAAAATGGCTTGTGGAGTAAAATGCTAGGTCCTAACACTTTAGGTTATACTGAAAGATATCAGTATGTTATTAAACAACCTAATGGAGTTTATACATTAGCAACTGCTAAGACTATTGGTCAAGACAAAACCATTATTAGCCAGTTTGTAACTGGAATGATGGATAAGGTTATTGAACTGAAGGAAGGAAATAAAGAAAAAAATATAAAGCCTTCAATTAATGAAAAAGGAAATTATATTAATGGTCAGACACAACAAACTGTTGGTCAAGAAATTGATGTATTTAATCTAGAAAATAATAAGAGTATCAGGATAGCAATGGTTCCTGGATTTGATGTTACTATTAATGTTGCACCCTTTGGAAAAATACGTGCAGTAGTAGAAAAAAATAGAAGTAAAATAACAACTACATATCTAGAGCTTTCAGAAATTAAAGCTTCATCAGATCCTTTGAAGCAACTGAATGACTTATTGAAAAAGATTAATGCTGACTTAGATGTTGCTGGTTATGATACTGTAAATATTTCTTTGAATCAATTTACAACATCATTATCATTAAACGCTGATGTACAAACTACATTAGAATCCCTTGGTACAAAGCTTAGTCCTAGAGTCAGACGTAACTCTAAATTAAATTTTGAAACTACAAGTGCTGCTAATCAAGCAAGCTTTGATAAAGATGTAAATTTATCTGCAGAAGATAACACTAATAAAATACTCAATCTAGGAGATAAGATTACTACAAACGCAGTCTTTACTGAAACACTGGCATTCACTGATGCAGAAGGAAACCCTATTCCTGTTGGGGAAGAAAAAACGGCAACGTCAACAGATGGCTCTATAGACTTAGCATCTATAACACAGAGCCCATTAGATCAACTTAATGTAAAATTAAAAGAAATAGAAGACACCACTAAAAAAGAAGTGGGTGCTAGAGGATTAACAAAAGCATTAAGAAATGACCCGGTATATCAAAAACTTAAACAAGCTAGAGATAAGCTGATTTCAAATAAAGTAGTTACAAATTTTACAGCAGAGGATGTACAATCTTTAAATGACTTCACTGTATGGGCACAAAATAACTTACCTGATTCTATTACTCTTGCTGATATAAATGTATTAGGAAGTAATCTTTTAAAAGGTGGTGTAAGAGTAGGTGGCTTTGCATTGAACATGAATGCATTGGCAGGAAATCTTAAAATAGGTGGAACAATATATACTGGTGCAAGTAACCCATTTAAATACCATGAGGCATTTCACGCAGTATACAGATTGTTATTAACACCAGAAGAACAAGTTAAGTTAAGAGCAATTGCTAGAAAAGAAGTAAGATCTAAGCTAAGAAAAGAAAATAAATCATTTACTAAAGAATTACAGAAATTTAAAAATACATCTGAGCAATATGATAATCTAAGTCTAAAAGAATTACAAAATCTTTTCTATGAAGAATATATGGCGGATGAGTTTAATAAATTTAAATTAAACCCAAGAGATACAAATACAGATTCTGTTGTTAAGTCATGGTTTACAAAACTTCTTGATTGGATAAAAGGTATATTCTCTAAGTATACTAAAACTCAATTGCAAAGTTTATATGAAAATATAGACTCTGGTAGATACGCACAGGCTGAATCAGTATCAAATGAATTTACAGATAACTATAGCAATGAGATAGTAATAGCAAATGCTGTTATTCCATATGAGCAAGTACAAGTAGGAACAAGTAAAGGACAACTGTTTTTGGATAGTAGTGTAGCTAATAATATAGTTTTAACTATGGCGGCTACATTTGTAGAGAGACAGCAACAAGACCCTAAAGTCTCTAGAGAAGATAGAATGTCAGAAATATTAGATGACTTTGAGTGGTTGTATAGTGTTGACAATCCATCTAATCAAAGCAATATGAATGATGGTGAAAGATCTAAACTGTTACAAAAAATTACAGATTCTTTTATATACTCTAATAGTTATGAAGACCTAACTGAGTCACCTTATTATAAAGCTGCTTTTGATGTTTTGGATACAATAGACTTCCAAAAAGCAGAAGAGGTTGAGGAAGCAGATAGCCTTGAACAAGATCAAGGTCTAAGAAATGTAACTCAGTATGGTAAAGAAGCATACCTTAATGGAAGCTTTAGCTCATTATCATCTTACTTTAGAAAGTATTTAGCTACAATAACAAGAGCTGAGTCAGATATATTTGGTAACACAACTATAACAAGAAAAGATAATAGAGAAGAAAAGTTGATTGTACCTATAAATGTATATAATACTTACAACGGTATTATGAAAGCTATGGAGGGTAGAACTGAACCCATGGAAATTGTTCAGTCTTTAGCTTTATTTTCTACGTCAAATCCAGATACAAAAGCAGCAGTTAACAAGATATTTACTGACTTAGGTATAACTATGGGTGAGTCAGTATCAGATATGGTGTTACCTACCAAGATTAAGAATAGTATTTTGTTTAATCAGCTTAAAGCATTTAGCAATTTTAAAGTTGAATGGTTATTTCAAAAGACAGACAATAACGGAAGTTTAATTACTTTCTCTGCTGCAGAAAGAGATGATGCAAATACACAGTTGTCTTTATGGAGTCAAGCTTACACTTCATTATTACAAGAGTGGAAGATAAAACCAAAAGAAAGAAACTCTGCAGTAAAATCAGTAAGTAGTCTTAGACAAGTATTATTAAGTGGTAAAAAGTTTAATGACCAGAAATTAGATGACTCAAGTAAAAATGCAGCTAAACAAATATTTGATAATACAGGTATAAGTTTATCACCACAATATATAAAATTTAGCATACTAAAGTCTAATGGTACAAATGAAAAACATCCTGATCAAGAATTACTTTTATCATTAAACACAAATGCAGAACCAATTACAGCTGAGCAACTTTATTTTATATCTGAGATTATAAAAAGCAAAGAGACAGCTCATGAACTATATAGTGATGAGAAAGGTGCAGCAGGTAGACTAAAGTCCATGGCAGTTAACAATGCCATATTTGATGAGAGTATTGGTTTATCCGTATTTAAAAATGTAAATGGTGATTTAGTGAATGCTCATCAGAAGCCTACATATCATTTGAAAAGAATAAAGGAATTAAATTATCCGGCAAAATTACAAGAGTTATCAGAAAAAGAATACTTATCAAATAATTATCTTTTAAATAATGATAAGTTTAAAGCAATGTCTGATGCTAATATGCTATCAGTACAAAGAGTATCTGGTGTTGCAGAAGTTAAAACATTAGATAGAGATGTTGATTATGATCAATATATCAGTGGAGTGTTGAATACAACAGAGTATGGAAGCTTTACAGCCGGTCAGTTTATGGCAAATTTAATTAACAACTATACATTAGACTTTAATCCAAAAACAAATAAGCTTAAAAAGTCTGTTGTAGTAAACCAAGAAACTGGTTTAGTTGAACAAATAGCCACCTCTCCTATTCAGATAAGAATTCTAGAGTCATCTAATACTAATGATATGACAACACTACCAGTTACAATTGCAGTATCTGGTAAAAATGCAGATATAACAGACACCATAATAGATGCATCATTTGATTTTGTAAAAAATGAGTATGATAGAATTGTTAGAGAACAGGGTGAAAACAGAACAAAAGATTCATACAAAGGATATGATGATAGAAAACTTAGTTTTGTAAATAATTCAGATTTAATTTCTGAAGAGTTAAGGAAATCTTTAGAGGTTTCTGCTCAACAAAAAGTTGGAGAAACTCTTGAAAAGCATCTTACTTTTAAAGAAGCATTAAAAAATAATGAATTATCAGAAAAACAATTTAAAGATCAGTTAAGAAACAATTTAGAAATTAAGTATAAAAGATTTAAGTCTTTATATGATACTCTTAAAATAGATAATAAAATATCTAATGAAATAAAATCTGGTATAGTTCAAGACAGAACTGGTGTAGATAGAGCAAATGCTGTAGCTGCTGCAGAAAAACTAAACTTAAGAAAAGATTTAGATTATAACTTAAGACAGATATTTTTCAATGATTATATAAATACAAAATCTATAAATGAACTTCTTCTTGGTGATCAAGCATTAATACTTAAAGACTCTGTTGATAAGATTAAAAGAGCTAAGGGTCAGAATGCAGCATTTGATAATGTATATACTAATATGGTTGATACCAATTTAGGTGTTGATACCATGACTGAAAACATATCAGTGTTAACATTTGATGATCCTATTTTAAACTCTTGGTTTACTGGTCAAGGTATTGAAAGAGCAGATGCACAGGTTTATTTAACTACTAAAGCATTTAGAAACTTTTGGTTTGGTTTAGGTAAATTAACTAAGTCACAAGCTGATGTTATAACTAAAATAGAACGAGGAGAAAGAATTACATCAAGTGATATCTTTGATGAAGGAGGGTTAATACAAACAGACGGGATGTTAAACTCTAAAAAGTTTGTTCATTTTGACGGTGAGCAGTTTATTAAAATGTCTGCTTTTGTTTTATCACCCTCATTTACATCTATAGATACAGGAAAGAAAGATAATGACGGTAATGTTATTTGGGAAGAAAACCCGTTAAGACCAGAGCTTCACAAACTAAGAGAAGATCTTGAGACTATTCAAAGAAATACAGGTAATGTAGCAATTGCAACACCTGTAAGTGCACAGAAAATGGCTAAGAAAAATGTACAGCTTTTAGATGAAAGTATATCAGAGCCATCTTCTATAATAAGTGCTAAAGATTTTGGATTACAAGTTGTAAATCCAAGTAATAAAAATTCTGTTACTGAAGTAAGTCAAATAAAACTATTAGCTACAAATGAGCAAGAGGATTCTCAACAGGTAAACATACCGGGTTATCCAGCTCTTACTAATATAAAGAAAGTTAAAGCATTCTATAATGATGCATTGAAGAAAAGAGTTGTTCTTAAATTTAAAAATAAAAGAAATTTAGTATTTACTTTTGATGGAGTTATGTCAGAGTTTAATGTAAGTAAAGAAAGAAACAATCTTACACCCGACCTTGCATCATTCTTAAGTTATGCAATCAATTCTTTAAAAGCATCTAAATCTAGTAGTAATGTTATTGAGTTTTTTAGTATTGATCCTGTATCAGGACAACCTAAGTTTGACTTTAACAATCCATTGGCTATTGCAAAAGCAGAACAGTTATTTTTAAGTTACTTTACCAAAGGGGTGTTCCAGGAAAAAATACCAGGTCATGGTTTGGCTTTGGTTTCTGACTTTGGAAATAATATATATAGAAGAGTATTTAGTGTTGAAGAAATAAAAGATGAAGCAGGTAATAGTAAATTCTTACCTCTTAGACATGAAGTAATAAGAGAATCTGATGCAGTTAGAATGAAAGCTTTAGACGTTAAGCAATTCTCTATGGCTGAGTTAGCCCAAAAACAAATACCTAAAGAAGGTATAGTTGTAATAGATAGACTTAGATATGGTCTACAAGAGTTTGATGATAAAGGTAGATCAACAAAACAACGTTATTCAGAAAGTATGATGCCTGCTCACTTCAAAGATGTATTTGAAAAGGTTGCAGAAAAAGGTGGTGCTATACCAGAGATGATTGCAAAAATGTTTGCTGTGCGTATACCATCACAAGATAATCATTCTACAATGAATATAAAACTTGTAGATTTTATGCCTGTTTATTATGGTTCTTCAGCAATGTTTGCAGCTGAACTTGTGGAAGTATCAGGTGCGGATTTTGATATTGACAAAGTATATACTCAAATATTAGAATACTATTATTCAAAAGAAGAGAAGAAGTTTTTCCAATATGGTGCTACACAAGGTAGACAGTATAAGGATTATGTTGAATATATTAATACAAAAGTTAAACAAGACACAATCTATGCTGAAGCATTAAAGTCTTTTAAAGTTCAAGGTTCAAGATTGGAGGACAGCTATGATGATAATTTTATTATAGATCAAATGTTTACTGATGATGCGCTAAAGGCTGTAACAAGACTAGGGCTTCCTGTAACCAAAGCTCAGTATCAAAAATATAAAGAAGAATATGGTGAGCCATATGAAGCACCAATTAATAATGCAGTGCTTAATATGAGATATGCACTTATGGGTAATGAGGCAGTACAAGATATTTCTTATACCCCGGCTACACTAGATGCAGTAAAAGAAGCATATGCAAGTTTAGAAAAATTTGCACCAGGCTACACTCAATCTATGAATGGTTCTGAGGTTGATGTAGATGATATCAATGGTAAAGTAATATCATTTATTAATAATAAAGGTGCAGCAATTGGTAGAGCTGTATCTCCAAACTTAGCCATTAGTTTATTAAGTGAGTATAAGATAAAGTTACCTGGAGAGTTACAGTTTAGTATTCTGAATAAACCATATACTGGATTTGACACAGCTACTACTACTGAAGGTAAAAGAAAGCAGGATACTATATCTGCTATAATAACAATGCTTACTGATAACTCTAAAGAGAACTTTATGTCAAAGCTTGGTATGCACAAACAAGCAGTACCAAGAGCTGTAACAATGGTTGCTTTAGGAATTCCGTTGTCTGACGCAATACTTATATTAAATTCAAAAATAGCCAGAGATCTATTTGAACAAGCATCTAATAAAATACAGAAGTTTGATGCAGGGTTTAAAGGTCTTGTTAATCAGGAGCTAGCATTTAAGCAGGGTCAAATAAAAGATGGAAAAATATTAGGTATAGATTTATCTACAGGAATAAAAACTAGAGAAGATCTTGGTGGTTTAGTTGAAGGTGGTGGTTCTTTTAAACAAGAGCTAGAACTGCTAGAAATTTTATCTACAGTAAATACTATAAATGAATTTATTGGTAATATGAATTCATTAACTGGTATATCAGGTAGTGCAGGACTAGGTAAAAACTTTGCTGACATAGCATCAATAAAAAAAGATCTACAGAAAATAGGTGCAATAGAAAAAATTGGAGAAAATCCAGTAATTGATATATCCCGTATTTTGGAAAATAGTTTTGTAAAACAAAATTTAGATATCTTTAATGAGATAACAAATGAGCTTTTACCACAAGTATTCTTAACAGCAACTCCTGTATTTAATGAACTTTATGAAAAACTTGAAAAGTCATTTGCTGTAGATGCTATAACTTTTAATGAAGAGACAGAGCAGAAGATTAGAAGGGATATGCTTTCTTACTTTACTATAAAAGCGTATATGCATAACAATGCAAATACACAAGATAAAGATGCAGGAACATTAAGCAATAAGCTTATATACCCTATGGTAGATGCTCAAAATATTTATGATTCTATTAGAAGATTAAATGCTGCAGACAATGATAACTTTTTTCTTAAATCATTTGTTACACAGTTACCTGTGAATGCAGAGTCTAACAAAACAGGAATTAATATTTTAGCTGCTAATACATGGAGAAATTTAAATAAACTCCAGAAGATAGATCTTCAAACCTCATTTGCAAAATTGTATGGTAACCCTGCAACAAGAAAAGATGCCTCAACAATTGTAAATTACATTATGGTTAAAGATGGTTTGCAGCTTTCTAAAGATAGCTTATTAGAAGCAATATCTCCTTTTGTAATGGATTCTTATCTACAACAAATAGAGACTGCCAAAGAGTCTTTACTTAATGATAAAGATTACAAGGATGCTTTTGGTTTAACAAAAGATGAGTTATTTAATGAGTTTGAAAATGGATACTTATCATCTAATGTTGGTATGTTTAATCTTACTTTTAAAGAGGTTAGGACAGACGTTGATGGTTCTTCAGATACACAAACTTCAATTAAAGGTAAAACAGCACTAAGTAAAGACGGTGTGTTAACATTATCTGCCCCTAAGAACTCACAGGTTGATGGTGCATTTGTTTTTGAAAATCAACCAAAATACTTAAGGTATTATACTGAAACAGATACTGGATTTGGAGTAGAAAGATCAAACAAATTATTTTTACTAAGGGAAGATCAAGAAAAAAGCACATCATTTATGTATGATGAAGTTCCATTTATGGGGTCAAATTATCAAAATGCAATAGGGTTTATGTTTGGTGCTAGAGATACATATGCAACAGTTAGAAATAATATTAGTAATAAAACTGATATTATAGGTAATATAGAAGACATGCTTGGTATAGATCAAGTTATTGATTCATTGGATATTGAAAATCTTAATTTAGATAGATCAAAATCTATATCAGCCCGTGCACTTAGAACTGAAAGTGCAAATGTATCTGCTACAGAAGACAGTGTAGAATTTCAAATAGATTCAGCTGCTGTTCCAGTTAACATTGCACAGGTAAATGCTGATACACTTTTAGAAAGCTTAACAACTCCTACAGAACAAACTAGTAAGGTTGAAATATCTTCTAATGCTAAAGGTTTAGCAGCAGCGCTTACTAATCCTACGGAATTAGCTAAGTCTAAAGGTAACCTTGCAGAGTCTTACCCTATAACTTTTAACGGTAAAAACTATAAAGATGTTGAGGCAGCTTATCAGGCATTAAAAGATAAGTCTGAAGCTAGGACTAAACCCACTAAGGAAAATAGTAATAACTATAGGTTGATGGTAGATTTAATATCAGCTAAGTTAGAGCAACACCCTAGGTTAATTTCTTCAATAACTGAAAAAGGAGGTGTTGATTGGATAAGTTCTTCTACTCACCAACCTACTAAACAAAATACAGTTTGGGAAACAGGTGGTCAAGATTGGTTTATTGAATCTTTAGCTGATGCTTATAGATCTACTCAACCAGCAACACAATCAAGAGAACAAGCTAATATTAAAACAGAGACAGAAGGTATTTTATCAGCTGAAAATAATATGCCTGAGCTAACTTCAAAACAAAATGAACAATTAGATTTATTTGATGCAGCTTTAGAAGACAAGTATCCATTAATAACAGTATTCTATAATGAAACAATTAATGCTCCATACATAGCAGATGAGTTTACTGAGATGAGAAAAAACCTGGCTGATAATAATATTGTATCTTTGAAAGATCTTACAGCATTATATGAAAATGAAACATTGTCATATGAAGGGAAAACAGAAGAGGAAAAAATTAAAAATTTCTTAGAAGAAATCAAAAGATGTAATTTATAGAATATGGGAAAGTGTCACAATAAAAATCTAACAACGTATAAAAACTTAAAGAAAGTTTATAAGACTGATATTATAACAAATAATGTAATAAATCAATATCAGAGACTTTCAAAGGGTGATGCTATACCTACTGTTGTTGAAGCGCAAAACATGATTGCTAATAAAAAAGTTCTTTTTAACTTGAAGCAAGAAGAGTTTGGTGTTGCATTATTAAATAATCTTAGAAGGCTAAAAATAATACATAGCTTTGGGGGTAAGTACTATATTAATAATACTGATACAGATACATTACAACCAAGCCAAAGACTTATAGACTCTAATGTTAGAAGGTTAAATAGGTATCTTGAAATAAATAACATACCTGTTGAGTCTATAGATATAGCTAAAACAAAAAAAACATTTTCTGTATCTATTAACCCGTCTATTTTTTCTGCAACTGACATGTTAGAATCCTCTAGAGCATGGGATAAACCTAGAGCAAGAAAAGTAGTTTCACATTTAATGAGAATGTTTCCTGGAATTAATGTTAAGTTAATGTCAGTAAAGGATGCAGAGAATCTTTATGCTAGTATACCTCAATGGAAAAAAGCAAAAGTTCCATTTAGTAAAATAAACTCATTTTATTTGGATGGTACTGCTATACTAATAAATGGCAGAGTAACAGATGAAATAGCAATAGAAGAAGTATTACACCCTTTCATAGATGCTGTAAAACTAGATAATGAAGATCTATTTAATTCTTTATTAAATGAAGCACAAAGGAATTTTCCTGAAATGACTCAACAAATAAAAGATGCTTACCGTGGTAAAAGAAGATTTACAGAAGCTGATGTTCAATTAGAAATTGTAACACAAGCACTATCTAGACATTTTAATAATGAGTATGAGAATACCCCAACTAAAAGTTTTACTGATAAAATAAAACAATTTTTAGAGTGGTTTTCTAAAATTATTAAAAACCTCAATGAGGTAATTACAGGGCGTGTTCTTGAAGTAAATAATATATCTGATAAAGCAACCTTAAGTGACATTGCTAGATTGCTTAATACAGATGGTATATCATTTAAACTAGATACACCTGTTAATGGTAGAATAAGATATAGCCTATCACCTGAAAAACAAAAGATAGTCAATGTAGCAAAAAAAGAAGGTGGGGTTTTACAGAGAAGAATGATTGATAGATTATTTCACAATGTTCAAAGTGCTAAAGAGGAATCAGATACTTTGTCTGCCTCAGAAGGAGTTACTTTTAACAGTGATGACTTGGTTATTTTGAATAAAGAAGACGGTAAATATTATAGTCTTACCAGCAAAAAACCTTTTATATCAGCTAAAGAAGCGCTTGGTAGAGAAGAAACTAAAGAACAACAGCTTATTAAAAATGATTTAAGTACAATGTTAGATGCTATTGCATCTCATGAATCTTTTGATAAGATATCTGATAAGATTACAAATATAGAAACTGATGTAGCTAAGCAGGCTTTTAGTAATATAGTAAATCAGGTTAATACAGTTAAAAGTCAAGGAGATGTAATGTTGACTAATGTTGTTTTTCATGACGCATATTCAGAGATAGCTTCTAAAGCAGACATAGTCTTGGTTGCATCAACAGGACAACTTAAGATTTTACAAATACAATTAACTGAATCAAACGTTTTAAAAACAAATCCAAAGACTTGGGCTAAGGGTATATTTACTTCTACTAAAGATATGGGTATACTGTATGGTGATAAGAAAAATCCATACAATGTAGATAAGGTAACTCTGGCAGAAACAAGTATGTATGCAAAACTTACTGATACAAAGTCCTTAACTCTTAAAACACTAGATGCTTTAGAAGTAAACCTTTTACAAAGAATGGTTGAAAATATGGGCTATGATATTGAGTATGGTGTTGGTAATGTTGCTAGTCTGCTGATTTCTTATAATGGTAAGAAAATAAGGTTTGACGGTAATGAGCCACATGGGTATAAACAAAATGCAGAAAAGGTCAATGTTTTAATACCGGCTATAGATACAAACTTAGCAGAACAAGAGATATCAGAACAAGTCCTTAAAGACGCAGCAGAACAAATTTATAATGCTGAGCAAGATATAGAATCTGCTGAAAATTTTGCTGATACTGTTGATCCTTTAGAATATCCTGAACAAGGAACCGTTCTTGGTGCCTTAGAAACATATGAAAAAGCTTTAAAAAGTAAACAAGAAGTAGAAGATTTATTAAAGGAAAACATATATAGAGATAGATCAAAAGAAGATGTGCAAGAAGAAATAGCAAGTACATTGAGTTACATAGCTCTTGCTAAACAAGAAGGTCCTATATCACAGTCTAGAGTGTACACAAGATTGTTACAGGATGCTCTAAGACAGATGAAGTCATTTAAAGAATATGCTACTGACCCTAAGAATCAAAGTAAAAAAGAATACATAACATATATATTAAACTTTAATAGATTCCTTTCAACATTTGAGGGGCTTCATGCTATAGAAGCCAACAAAGAATTAAATGCAACACAAAGATCATTATTAGGTAGTATTAATATTGAACTTACTCAACTACTTGGTAATGATATTGTATCAGAAGTAGGTGCTAACAGAGGTATAATTAAAACAGCTATACTTGATTATGTTGCTACTGTAATTAGAGCTTTTGCAAAGAAAGGAAAAAAGACAGATGCTGAAACAGTCATACAGTCACATTCAGGACAGACAATTACTCTTGATGATTTGGATGAGTTATTTAATCTTGTACCTGATATATCTAACTCAGAACTTTATGCCAAGGATTTAGCAACATCAAAAGATGTCATTCTTGCAACTATGGATAAAATATTTAAGTTTAAAAAGCAAGAATTCTTAGATAGAGTTCAAGCTAGAAAAGCAGATATATTAGATGCTGGTAAAACACTACTAGAACTCTCAGGTGAAAAAGATCTTCAAAGGTTATATGATTTTATGCTTGAGTTTAATGATGACAAAAAATTTACAGGATTCTATACAACAAGAATAGGTCAAAATTACCTAAATGAAAAGAAGGCATTGAGAGATAAACTCTACGATGCTAATGGTAAACCAAGAAAATATTTCCCTATTTATTCTTTAGCTAATGCTGACCCTATTCAAATAGAAAAGAATAAAGAACTCTATAGAGATAAAAAAGCTTTTGCTGATTTTATGCAAGCTGAAAAACTAGAGGATGGTGTTTTAACTTCAGGAACATTCCACCAATATACACAAGAGTTTATTGACGTTAGAAAAAACTATGAGTATGCTCAAGTCTGGTCTAATGGAGAGGGTGTTACTTGGATTAAAAAACCAGGTGTCCCACAAACTGCTTATGATGTATATAAAAGTAAATACTATTATAAAGTAGAGTATACAAAAACTTTTAAAGATGCTAACAGAGAACCAACTGGAGCTATAAAAGAAAATAAAAATTTTGATGCTGTAAAGCCTGATTATGTTGAGGTTAAAGATAAAAGATCTGATACAGGCGCTAGTTTAATTAACCCTAAGTATGAAGCTATAATGAACCCAACAGATCAGTTGGGAGAAGCTAGAAAGCAATATTACTTAAAGTTTGTTGAGCATTATGAGGACTTGCTTAAAAAACTACCAAGAAGTCAAAGAATGCAAATGCTAGGTAAGGTGCCTGTTATTGCTAATAACTTTGTGGATGAGGTAATGACTAAACCATCTTTCTTTGCTAGAATGATACCTAAGTTTTTAGGAAGTATAAAGAACTTATTTACTGAAACATCAGAGCAAAAGGTTGTTCTCTTAAATGAACAGGGAAAATTAGTAGATACTCTTCCTGTATTTTACACTGGTAACCCAAGGGTAGAAGGACAACTTGAAAAAGTATATGAAGACATTCAAGATCTTAAAGATAAAAGAATGCAGGGTGGTATTAATGTTGACCAATATAAAAAAGAAAGAGCAGTATTAGAAGCTGAAGCAGCCAAGTTAAGATCACAACCTACACTGGGTGAAGTTAGTACAGACATGACTAAAAGTTTAGTTAAGTTTGCAAGTATGGCAGAAAACTTTGAGGTGATGGGTCAAATAGAAGACACATTACAAGCAATGGTACAAGCTTTAAAGATGAGAGCTTATAAAGAACCAGGTACAGCGCTTGAGTTAATTGCAAAAATAAAACAAGGATCACAAGGATTTGTGAATACAGTTGTAGGTAGAGATAGTCAAACTGGTTTGCAAAGTAATGCAGAAAAACGTGCTCATCATTGGATGAAAATGGTTTACTATGATAACGATAAAATAACTAAAGGTGCTGTAGATAAGTTAGCCGGTGGATTAATTAATCTATCCTCATTATCTTATGTGGCCTTTAACATATTTGGTAACTTTAATAACTTGACTCTGGGTCAAATTAACAATTACATAGAAGCTGCCGGTGGTTTATTTTATACAGCAGGAGATTATACTGAAGCTACTAAGATGTTTTATACTATGGGTACCCAAGGTATGATAGAGAGAACAGCTAATGCTGTTGAGTCAGCAGCAGATTTTACAGGTAGAGTAATAACCGGTAATAATTTACAAATAAAAAGAGGCAACTATGATCCAGATAAAGCACTTAATAAATATGAAGCAATAGTTCAGTTTTTTAGAATGATGGATGATGATGCAGATATAAGAGAACAATTTGGGTTAGGTGATGGTGATACTTTATGGTCAAGATTCACAAACTTTGGTTACTCTTTTAACCAGGGTGCTGAATACAAAGTTCAAAGTACTGTAGGTATGGCTATGTTATTAGGTACACAAATATCTAATGGTGAAGATTCTCTAAATCTAGTTGATGCTTTAGACTTTGATCAGTCAACAGGTAAAGTAACTATGCGAGAAGGCTATGATACAATTATTAATAAAGATGGATCTACTACAGAATATACAGATAGCTGGAGATTTGAAATGAGAAATAATATACGTGAAGTAAATAAACAGATACACGGTAACTATGCTAGAGAAGATAGAATGGTTATTCAAAATAACTTTACAGGTATATTAATGGCTCAGTTTCACAAGTGGGTTATGCCTGCTTTTAGAGCAAGGTTTCAAGAAAATTATTATGATCAAAACTTAGGTTGGTTAGAAGGTAGATATACATCTGCACTTAAGTTTTTAAATCATATACGAAAAACTGCTGTAACTGGTGAAAGGGGTATGGCTAAGTTTGGTTTAGCAGAGTTAGGTAAATCATTTAAAGAGGAGTACGGACTTGTAGATGGAAGATACGATGAGGGTAAAGCAAACATGATGCTTAAAAATGTATATAGAACATTGGGTGAAGCAATGATACTTCTGATTATTCATATCCTAGATGAGACTTTAGTTGGTGGAGATGATGATGACCCTATCCTTGTTAAAAAGCTTAGAAACTTTGGGGCTTATCAAGCAAACAGAACTTATAAAGAGATGGTTTTATTTAACCCTTTACCTACACTAGGTGGTTACCAACAGGTATATCAGATGTTAAAATCTCCTATAGCTGCTACAAGAACTCTTGGAGAGTTGGGTGAATTACTTGACCTTACTTTTGGTACTGGATTTGGTTTACTAGTTTATAGTGATAAAGAATTTAGAGAAAACAGTAAATATGTATATCAAAACAAACCTAAGAAAGGTATGTGGAAGCTAGAAAAAAACTTCTATGATGTAGTTCCTGTATTATATACTTTACAAAAATGGAAAAACTTTGAAAAACTTGAAAGCTTCTATATTAAATAAGACAAATTAACAGGTTTAAATCCTAGGTATGACGTATAATTTATGTATATTATAGTATAAACCTTTTGGATTAAAGCAAAATGAGATTAATCAATGACAACTAAATTATTCATAGTGAGCATAACAGCATTTTGTACGTATTTATGTACGTACTTTTTTGATTTATCAATGGAAAACATGGAACAATACTTAGCTGTTTGTTCAGTATTATGGTTAGATGGTATATTTGGAGTTTGGGCAGGCTGTAAAAGAGAAGGGTTTAAAACATATAAAGCTCTAAGAATAACAAAAAATACTTTTACATGGTTAGCCATCCTGACCGTTATTCTTATGATAGAAAAAGGTTTTGCAGGTACAGGTTGGCTATCCGAGGTAATTATAGTTCCCTTTATGGTACTTCAAATTATAAGTGCACTAAAGAATGCTTCTATGGCTGGGCTGATAAAAACAGATGAGCTTAATAAAATCCTAGATAGAATTGATAACCACAAAGGACCTAGAAAATAGAGTCCTTTTTTAATGAGTCAATATATTTAGCTCTATCATATGCATCTTGTATTGAGTCTTGCTTAGTATAAATAATAAGCTCTCCTTCATCTACATACCAGTCTAGTACATCCGGATCCTTATCAGGGTTATACTGTGGCTTGCAACCTAGGCAAACCAACAGTAATAATAACCTAACCTTCACAACTACTACATTCTAAAATGTTTCTTGCAAAGTCTTGTGCACTGCTTTTACTAAATTGATAGTATAAAGTTTTCACACCTTCTTCCCAAGCATACATATATAACTTATTAATATCCTTAGCTGAGACAGATGGATCTATCATCAAGTTTAATGACTGTGACTGATCAATATACTTTTGTCTTTGTGCCGCCTGGAGTACAAGCTCTTTTGGAGATATCTCAACAAAAGACTTGAACACTGCTTTAGTAGGAAAATCTAAGTGTTGTACACTACCATCTTTCTTTAGGATAGATTTCCAAGTCTTGTCTGTATTTAGACCATACTTCTCAAGTTCCTCTTCTAAAAATGGGTTCTTGTAAATAGTCTTAGACTTAGCAAGGTCCTTAATAAAGTAGTTAGACTTAATAGGTTCTATACCCATAGACACAGCACCGTGTATAAATGAACTAGACTTAGTAGGAGCAATGGCCATAAGAGTAGTGTTAGCATACCCTTCTCTAAGAGATGTGTATCCATACACATTATGCAACTCTCTAGAAGCAATCTCACTTCTATCTTTAAGTGTTCTAAAGATCTCACTGTTTAATCCTTTAGCTTGTAATGAGTCAAACTCAAGAAGCTTAGATTGAAACAAAGAGTGGTATCCCAATACACCAAGACCAATTGCTCTATGCTTCTCAGCAAAGTTAAACGCTCTCTTCATACCCGGCATAGTCTCAGACTTAATAATGAATTCATCCATTACTGCGTTTAAGAAATATACATATGTTTCAATTGCATCCGTTTCTTTTATAAGGTCCCAGTGTAATAAGTTAATAGAACCAAGACAACATACAAAAGAGTTATAACTATCAGTAGGAAGCTGGATCTCTGAACATAGATTAGATGCTGTAATCTCCATACCAAGTTCTTTATAAGGAGAATTATTGTTAGAGTTATCTTTAAACATAATATAAGGAAACCCAAACTCACTTCTGTTCTGAATGATCTTAGCCCATACTTTACGCTTGCTCTTATCACCATCTTTCATCTCTTGCATCCACTGATCAGTAACTGTAACACCATACTGTAAATTTTGTATAGGATTACCCTCTGTACCAATATCTAAGAACTCTAAGATATCCGCATGCTCAACTGGTAGGTATACTGCACAAGCACCACGTCTGGCCTCAGACTGCTTGCAAACGTCCACTACAGTATCATAAATCTTAGCATAGTGCACTGGACCATCAGCAAAACCACCTGTAGATATTTCAGTTCCTCTTGCTCTAATGTTACCAATAAAAGCACTTGTACCTCCACCATATTTACTCATCATTCCAATTTCAC